TTTTAGTATATAGCGTAGTGATTTCTCCCTCCCCCCTCCTAATGTAAATGTTTTCAGAAAACACTTTCATAAATATTTCTGTTGACACCACAGCTGCAACATGATATAATTAATACATAAATAAGAAAGAGGTACACAACATGGTTCACAAAGTAACAACACGCAAATCACTAACTGACACAAGCATTGACAGATTGTTAAGCACATACGCGCAGATTGTAGCGACTTACGGCTCACCAAATGTTCAAATAGTCCGCTTCGTTAAGAACGGAAATAGCGCAACAATGACTTACGACATAACAATATTAATTTAAAAAAGTAAACTTTCTAGTTGACAACGACATAACGGTTTGATATAATTAGTATATAAAATAGAGATAGAGGTAACAACAATGACATTTCAAAAAGTCCTTAGATTTAAAGACGTATCACGTGAAGAGATGATGAAAAACTACAGGGAATTAACAGCCCGCTATGGTATGAATAACATCATCTTAGAAGATTTGAAATACGACGTTGAATACAACGAATACTCATTCAATATACTAATCAAGCTATAAGGAGATATTCCATGAAAATTAGAATGAAAACAATTTACACTTTTTCAACAACAATAGCAACACTAGCTCTTGGTGTAAACCTATTAATGGATAAGGGAGACAACAACAATGTTAACACTGATAATACTTTTAATAATAGCAACCCTATTGTACAAGTTGACAACAATTCTAGTGAAGCCACTACTACTATTACTAGTGATACTAATGATAATCAAGTGGCTGCCGACGATACTAATGATACTGAACAACTAGATTATTTTCAACCATACGAATACCTATACATGCCAAGTACAAACGTATCATCAATTAGAGACGGATACTACTTAGTATCAGGTGGTAATACATTAGCAGCTGTTCAAATAACAAATGGTTACACAACTGATGAATTTAGACTTAAAAATATATCCGCGGAACAATGGACAGTATCTCAACAACAAATGGAAGACTTTGTTTACTGGTTACGTGAAGTTAGTCCAAGCGGATACAATCAAAAAAGTCTAGAAAATAATTTTAAAATTTTTATCAAAAAGTAGTTGACACTGATAACACAACATGCTATAATAGATACATAAATAAGAAAGGAAGTATCCAAAATATGTTTTATACACCAATTAGAGAGTATAGGTTAGATTATTATGACGGTGAAAAATACCAATCAGTCATCTGCACAGACCATGAGTTAAATCAAACACTATCTGAATTAATCAATAAATACGGTGAAAGTAATGTCGAACCAATAAAGGAGATTAGATAATGACAGCTTTTATTGATACAATCAAGAAATATCAACTTGAACCAGACGAACCAAAAACGGTAACAGTAGAAAAAAAAAAGTGAAACAAAATATAGACGCCATCGCCTCATTATCAACAAGACGGTATTGAACCTATTGAATATATAATGTCACACAACATGAATTTCAATATCGGAAATGTTATCAAATACGTAACAAGAGCAGGCAAGAAACAGGGTGAGCCTATAGAGAAAGACTTACAAAAAGCAATTGATTATTTAAAGTTTGAATTAGAAAGGGTTAAAAAATGACCAAATACCTAGTAACTGTTATCAACGACCAACACGTTTTAAGCGAACATGAATTCACAAGTAAGAAACACGCTTTAAGTTTCTTTAAACGACTACAAGCAGACGAAACTGTCCTATCATCAGAAATAGAGGAAATATAATATGAAAACACAAGAATGGTACTTAGTAAATTTCGGTTTATACGAAACCAAAACACAAGAAATGGAAACAAATTCTAGATATTTTGAGGATAAACAAGCCGCCCTAGACTTCTTCTACACTCTAGCAAACGAGGGATACTACGACTGGGCGCATGTATATAGCAACTTAGAAATGGAAATTATCTTATAATGAAACAAACAAATATCGACGCACTTTTCGGAAAAGGAGACCACCAGTTAATGAACAAAGAAAGTAAATACCTATCAACATTATTTATCAATATAGAGGAATTATCAGTACATTTATCATCAGTAACTTTATTTATCGATGAATATGAACAGTTAAAAGAAAATGCTATTAAGAGCAAAAACGGTAAATGCTTGAAACTCGGTAATACACTATACTTTACCAATAATAACTACGCTACTAAATTATATAATAGCTTACTAGCACTTGGCTTTAACGGTGCTAACAGCTTTTCATCAGGTGAACAAACATATGTTATTTCACTAACAGGCGGTAATGCAACATTAACAACTGTCAAAACACATTATGGAGATGTAAAATATCACTATAAACACGAAAAATTACCAGTTAAGAAGATTGTCAATGATTTCTGGTTATCGGAACAAGAGTACGTATATACTAATTCAATTAAATTAGCTTACGCATTACTTGATTTATATAAGACTATGGGATACTCAACACTTAATACTATAAAATAATTTCAAAAATAAGAACAAAAGTATTGACAAATATAATAAAAGCTGTTATAATTAATATATATAAGTTAAGTAAGAAAGAAAACTTACAGTCAAACTCACGTCAATATAAAAACATTAGGAGAAAAACAAAATGGCAATTAACTTCACAAACATCGGATTCATCAACTTCAACAAAGAATACAACAAAGTTCTTAAAAACGGAGCTATCACAGCTAGCATGTCAGCGTCACAAAAAGACGTTAAAGGTGAATACGTAGACGAATATCACAACGTAACTATTCCTAAAAAAGTAGCAGACCAAATTAAACCACTTATTAATACAGAATTATGTGACATTCAAGGGGTTATCTCTCGTAACGATAAGTATACAAACATCACCATCTTAGGTGCTAAAAAACACGTCAAAGCGGAAGCCGTAGACGTAGCAGACGAAGATTTACCATTCTAATATAATTAATGAAAGGAGATGAGGAAAGGACAATAAAAAGTCTCTTTCCTCTTTTTAAATATATGGCTAACAAAAGACAACGTAAAAAACAACTAAAACAACAATATGGGGTTGGTCATAAATATACCCCTAAACTAAGTCAAACACAACAAAAACAAGCTGATTTTCTAAAATCAATCGGTCAAAAATTCACTAATTATCAAACAGTTACAATTGATAAAACATATTCAAAAAATCAAGAATTGCTAGATACAGCTAACGAAGCTCTTCATAGACTAGGTATCTTCTTTGATGGTAGTGAAAAAATCAAGTTGCAGCAGGTGACAGATGATGATTTGAGATATATCATTAATAAGTTACAACCTCTTTTGGAAAGTGTGACAATGAGATATAAGAAGTTTCTGACAAATACATACCGCTCAAACAATAGAGACTATCGATTAGACTGGTTACTTAAATCGGCCATCTCTAAAAAACTTAAAAACGCTCAAACAGTTAGGGGTCTAGTAGTTGCCATTAATAAAATGGATAGAGATTTTAAGGAATACGATAAGAAATTACGTAAATCAAGTAAACAAGGCAACCCATTTGGGTTTGTCGTTGTAAAATATAGTGAAATGGGGTTAATGTAATGGCAAGAAAAGTAAAGAAAACGATAAAAACAATCTTCAAGAACGAGGAAGAGGAGTTTAAAACACTGCTTAATGACTATCGCAAGAAATATTTACCATCTAAATACAATCAACTAGAATTACTTGATTGGCTATGTTCAGACGAAATACTTCACTACATGTCAATAACTTCTCGTGGTGACGGTAAATCGTTTAATTACATTGGGGCATTGGCATGGCTATCATATCATTTAAACTTTGGAACTATGTTATTGGTACGTCACTGGTCATTAATGGACAAAATGGCTGAAATGGTATTTGAAATTATTAGAACTGTTGGTATGTTTGACATTGAAAATGTTGGGATACAAGCTAAAGCTGATTATCTAACAATAACTATCGAGGGTCGAGAAGTCTTTATTATAACCAATCTAAACAACGCTAGTGACTTGAAACAGTCATCAGCGGTTCTTCGTAACTACCCAGTTGTTTTATATGATGAATTCCTAACATTAGGAGAGGATTACGTCACAAATGAGTTGGCAAAACTACAAACAATTATCAAGTCCATTGACCGTATGGGTAAACGACCATACATAAAAAGGCCTAAAATAATTTATCTAGGAAACCCAGTTAATTTTGACAGTCCTATTCTACCAGCTCTAAACATCTTCTACGCACTACAAAATCAAGAAATTAATACTATCCAACAACATGGTAAAACAATTCTTGAATTACGTCGGAATGACGAGGTAAACGAGGAAAAGACAACTGGTTACTTTGAGGATAGTGTTGATAGTGATATTACAGGTGAATTTAACTTTTCAAACTATCGGCTAGCCGACCAACAAACATATAATAAAGCACTAACCAACGGTACACTATATAAGATAAGACTAGAGGACAAGCTGTCATACGTTATTTTGGAAAGTGACAACGAATATATATTATCCATAGAAGAAAGCAAACTTGATGAAAATTACTGCATACACCTTAAAGATGAAACGGCAACATGTGAATACCTAAAACCAAGTTTTTATAAAGATAGTTTCATAAAACGTTTCCAAAAAGGTCATTTTAACTTTAAAGACAGTTTCTCTCGTACATTCATTGAGGGTAACGAGGACTTACAACGCTTAAACTTCTTCAAACTTAACGCTGTAGCAAGTACAGACCACGAAGACGCTTACGCCAATATTGTTAGGGAAAGTTGGATTTCAAGACTTGCTAAAATCTATGAACAATGATATAATAGTTTATAGAAAGAGGTATCACAATGAAAGAATTTGAACAATATCTAAAGTCATTCAAAGGTCAAAAGGTTACCTCTGTTGACTTATATTGTGATATAGAAACCGCAACTATTAATAAAAATAGCGGACAGAAACACGCTAGTACATATCACTCGTTTACCTATTCATTGGCCGTATCATACTTCAAAACTGGGGAAGAATTCCCTAGTGTTGTCGTGTTTAATCACTTCAAACAGTTATTTGATTTTATTGAGAAAAGCAAGATTAGAAAGTCTATCGAATTTCGTTTAATATTTCACAATGGCGCTAAATACGATAATCATTTTATGGTTAGTGAAATACAACGTGATATAGATAATGTGCGTCTATTTAACCAGACTATTAAACAAGTTAACCATATAACAGACCTAGATTTATCAAAAAAACAAGGTAAACAAATGAGGAATGATGTTAATATGGTATTGGAACGTCGGGTACGTTCATCTAATAACCTTGATGGTGATATGTGGATATATGGCCGACATTATGAAATGGTAGATAGTTATCGTAAGACTAATGTGTCAATTGAACTATGTGGACGAATGCTTCTTAACAACGGACTTATTGACGAACAATACTTAAAAACAGATTTTGAGTACGACAAATACGATTTAGATACAGATTTAACTTGGCACGAGGTTAGAAAGTACCGAGAATTCATCTTCAATGACTTAGATGAAAAGCAGATGAAATATATCCATAATGATGTTATTATTCTAGCCTTGACATGTAAACACTACTCTAAATTATTTTATGGATTTGATTTTGAGAAACAGACATTCACACAGAATATCAAAGAGGAATACGCAAACTATAATGACATGGCTAAATTCCAACTGTTGAAACAAATTGGCGATAACATGACTGGTAAACACTTGAAATTAACAGACTATTTTATTCAAGGTCAAAATGCTTATGACTACTTTAAAAATTATTATAATGGTGGCTTAAACCTATATAACGATAAATATATCGGAAAGAAACTAGTTAGAGATGGGTTCTCTATTGACCTGAATAGCTCATATCCAACAGTGATGTATAAGGAAAAGTTACCAACCTTTTTAGTAATGGTAGATAGTAAACCAACTGACCTTAAAAATATCGGCAGCACTGACGGTGATTATATGGTATTTTTTAACATGTTAATGGAAGATGTAAACGACCAAATCCTATCACGAATTAAGTCTAATGTTATCAAAAGTGCCATAGTTAAATATTGGCGAGTGAAAGACGGCTATGTGTGGTTAAACAATGTAATGATTAGTTTAATAGAGGAAATAACACATCAAAAATTCAACAATCTACATGTTCAATCATTTAGTGTATTTGAATGTCATCACTTCGGAGCTAGGGACATTATAGCTAAAAATTATTTCATTAAAACACAAGGAAAGATGAGCAAAGCTCTTAACTGTACAATGGAAACAATTGACCCGTTAAACATTGAATTAACTGATAAGGATAAACCTAAAGAATATGACTTCTCCCATGAAATGGTAGAGGGTTCAAAGGTACTACTAAACGGGATATACGGTATCCCTGCCTTACGTGCTTACTTTGATTGTTACAGACGGGACGAGAACGGTCAGCTGTATAACGTATCAAACGGTTTTGAGAATAAGGAACGTAACATTGTATTTTCAGCAGGTGTAACAGCTTTTGCAGTAAGAAACCTATTGCTGCCACTAGGAAAATTAACACAAGATGAAATAGATGATTATTTCTGGTATGCTGATACTGATAGTCTATATATGGATAAAAGAGCATTGCCTAAACTACCTAAATCAATGTTTCATAAGATGAATTTAGGAGGTTGGGATATTGAACACGCAAACATATCTACATTCTATGCCTTTAACCATAAAAAGTATTGTTTATACGATGATGATGATAATGAAATAGTTGTACGTTGTGGTGGTATATCTAAAGCCTTAATCAAGAAATGGATAGCTGAAAGTCGCAACAATATTGATTATTTTATTAATAACTTCTTCATTGACGGTGTAACAATCCCTGCAACCAGAGCTATAAGGAATGAATGGAATACCATTACGATTTATGACGGCACTAGCGAATTAAAAAAAGGGGGGGTGTACTACAAAAAATATGACACGAATTTATTACAAAATATTGAAAGTGAATTAGCAAAGTTAAAAGACGCAATATTAACAGAGGAAAGCGAAACAAGTTTAGACTATTCCGAAACAATGTACATTGAAAGTAATGTAGGCTCTTTCGGGGTTAGCGACCTATACAAGATTAAAAAGAATAACACTCTTAAGCAATCAAGTATGATTGTAGATGAGTACGATGTCTTCAAATCATACCTAATCTATTGACAAATAAAGGCCACTATGCTATAATAAGTGTAGGAGGTTTTTTATGATATATTTGTTAATACTAAATTCCGCTGACTTTATTAGCGGTATACTCAATGGTATTGCATTAGGTGACATATCTAGTAAGAAACTAAAAAAAGGAATTATTGGCAAGTTGCTGCAATGGATTGTTATTGCTGTAACAATTACAATGAAACCAGTTATTCATGTTGACTTACTTACATATGTTATCATATACTACTATATAATGGAAGTAATTTCCATTCTTGAAAACGTCGCATGGTACTTACCAGTGCCAAAGAAACTGCTAAATGTTTTAGCACAATTTAAAGAAATAGAAAATGAGGTAAAATCAAATGAGCAAGATTAATGTAAACGTAGAAAATGTTTCTGGTGTACAAGGTTTCCTATTCCATACCGATGGAAAAGAAAGTTACGGTTATCGTGCTTTTATTAACGGAGTTGAAATTGGTATTAAAGACATTGAAACCGTACAAGGATTTCAACAAATTATACCGTCTATCAATATTAGTAAGTCTGATGTAGAGGCTATCAGAAAGGCTATGAAAAAGTAATGATTGAGGAGTGGGTCAAGCACCCCTCCCTCAATTACTATATAAGTAGTTATGGCAGGGTGAAAAACTCTAAAGGTTTAATAATGAAACAACACATATGCAATGGTTATAAGCGAATTAAATTAGTAAAGGACGGTATAAAAAAGAATTACTATGTTCATCGCTTAGTTGCAGAAACATTCATACCTAAACTACATGTTGACTATGTTGTACATCATATTGACCATGATAAACTAAACAACTGGGTACATAACTTAGAATGGTGTCATTATCAAACTAACCTATTATATGAAAGGGAGAATTTATTTAATGAGTAAGAAGTATACACAACAACAATACGAAAAATATTTAGCACAACCAGCAAATAACACATTTGGGTTATCACCTCAACAGGTTGCTGATTGGTTTATGGGTCAAGCTGGTGCTAGGCCTGTTATTAACTCGTATGGGGTAAATGCTAGTAATTTAGTATCAACGTACATACCTAAAATGCAGGAATACGGTGTATCATATACACTATTCTTAATGTATACTGTCTTTGAGGGAGGCGGCGCAGGTAATTGGATTAATCATTACATGTACGATACGGGGTCTAATGGATTAGAGTGTTTGGAACACGATTTACAATACATACATGGCGTCTGGGAAACTTATTTTCCACCAGCTTTATCTGCGCCAGAATGTTACCCAGCTACGGAAGATAACGCAGGTGCTTTAGATAGATTTTATCAATCGCTACCAGGCCGAACATGGGGTGATGTTATGATACCTAGTACAATGGCTGGTAATGCTTGGGTATGGGCTTATAACTATTGTGTTAACAACCAAGGGGCTGCCCCATTAGTTTACTTTGGCAATCCATACGATAGTCAAATTGATAGCTTGCTTGCAATGGGAGCTGACCCGTTTACAGGTGGTTCAATTACAGGTGATGGAAAAAATCCTAGTGTTGGCACTGGGAATGCTACCGTTTCTGCTAGCTCGGAAGCTAACAGAGAGAAGTTAAAGAAAGCCCTAACAGATTTATTCAACAACAACCTAGAACATCTATCAGGTGAATTCTACGGTAACCAAGTGTTGAATGCTATGAAATACGGCACTATCCTGAAATGTGATTTAACAGATGACGGACTTAATGCCATTCTTCAATTAATAGCTGATGTTAACTTACAGACTAACCCTAACCCAGACAAACCGACCGTTCAATCACCAGGTCAAAACGATTTAGGGTCGGGGTCTGATAGAGTTGCAGCAAACTTAGCCAATGCACAGGCGCAAGTCGGTAAGTATATTGGTGACGGTCAATGTTATGCTTGGGTTGGTTGGTGGTCAGCTAGGGTATGTGGTTATTCTATTTCATACTCAACAGGTGACCCAATGCTACCGTTAATTGGTGATGGTATGAACGCTCATTCTATCCATCTTGGTTGGGATTGGTCAATCGCAAATACTGGTATTGTTAACTACCCAGTTGGTACTGTTGGACGCAAGGAAGATTTGAGAGTCGGCGCGATATGGTGCGCTACAGCATTCTCTGGCGCTCCGTTTTATACAGGACAATACGGCCATACTGGTATCATTGAAAGCTGGTCAGATACTACCGTTACAGTCTTAGAACAAAACATTTTAGGGTCACCAGTTATACGCAGCACCTATGACCTTAACACATTCCTATCAACACTAACTGGTTTGATAACATTTAAATAAAAAAGAAGAGACTGTAAAGTCTCTTTTCTTATTTTATAATGACGTTATTAACAACTGTGTTATTAATCATGTCACTTTCTTTGTGCCATAACCTTACACCTGCTTCAAACAAAGCTCTTAACATATTCATATGCCCAGTGTCTACGTTAGGAAGAGTCCATATTCCCTTGAATTGAACCCAATTACAAATTGACATAGATGTAATGTCTGAAAGTTTTGTTGAATAGTCGTTACACTCATATCCGAACATGTTGTAATACTTCTTAACATTGTTTAACTCGTCTTGTGATATACGACCCAATCTCAAGTGTACACCGAATTTGTCTTGTTTAAATAAAGGAGCATATCCAACATGCCCCTCCGTAATGGCATTTGGTAAAGCGTCCATTTGTTTAAACTGGGCTTTTTGGTCTCTGTAGTGTTCATATTCATTGTTAAAACCTGATAGTGCTGACTTAATAGACAGTCCACCTGACAGAGAAATAGCATTGAACAGTCTATCTTTAACACTGGCGTCATTGTCAAGTACGGTATTGATACGTGATGACATTTGACGTGAATTAGATAACTCACGACTATAGGCTGAATTGGCTTTTCCTAACTCACCACTGTCAACAGAGAAACCTATAGTATCAAAGTTATTTATTGTGAGGGCATTGTCAATGTATTGACCAACGTTGTTACCTCTAGCGTTATAGTTTTTAACATATACCTTTATTTCGTTCTTCGCTCCCATAGTTACAAAACTATCAAATTCAAGATTAGTTTCAATTAAAGAAAGGTCGATTGGTAAACGATTACCAGCGTAATCTGTTAGCTCGGCTGTTACTATATTAGGCCTTAGTAAATGTTTATCATTGATTGGGTTTAAACCTAGCGTAAACATAAGTGATTGATAATCTAAACTAATAGCATTAAAATCTTTTTGATTTGATACACCCTGCTTACCTAATTTACGAACAGACAAATCACCACCGTTAACTGGTTCGTGGTCGTTTAAACTTTCTTGTTTAATAAAGCCACTTGGAATAATTGTTACGTTTTTTATTGATTGTTGTATCCAAGGGTAGCCTGTGAGATAGTCCATTACCTCTTTTAGACTTTCATAGTCATTAAACCAATACATGTCATAAGGGTTGTAAATACCATCATGTGTTGAACCACTAGAAGATGGAAATTTAGGCTTTTCTGCCGTACCAAAAGATTTACGTAAGTTAGCTCCTATTGTTAGTATGTACTCAAGTTGTGTGAACAACTCTGATTTGATAGCGTGTACTCTCATAGTGCTTGTAGCTAAAACGTCATTGTTAGAACGAATTTGTTCTAAATTCTGTTCATATTCAGTTTGAGTATAATGTTGACGTATAACATTAACGTTATTGAGTGTGTTTAATACATTTCCTTGAGTATATGTCATAACAACGTCTGGTACTAGAGACAGTTCACATACCTTGTCATTAAGTTGTTGAATGTCAGTTACAAATAAGTATTCAACTCTGTTTGATTGAATGTATTGTACTTGACAGTAGTTAACGCCCATTAACTGCTCAAAGCATGAACGGTCACTTACTAAGTCTATTGTAACCCTTAGCACCCCTTTCATATTCCTATAGTTAAATGTTGATGTAAACTCATGTACATCAAACTTACTATTGAAATAGGCGTCCCGTTCCTCATTTGAATTGAAATGCAAAGTATTTTGCATGTTGTTAAACGGTGTATTATAGAATAATTTTATTTTTGATAAGGTCATTCTTTTTGTCCTCCTGCTTCTATTATACCATAAAAACACTAGCTAGGCTAGTGTTATTGTTTATTTTTCTAGTTTTTCTTTGATAAACTCATCAATTTGTTTCTGTTCAACTTTCTTGTCGTACATTGGTCTCTTTAGTAATTCATTGATTTGTTCTTGTGTTAGTGCCATTGTTTATCTCCTTTCTAGCTGTAAAAGTCTTCTACAGTTACCCATTGATTAAATGGTTTATGTTTATAACCGTCTGCTTGGTAAGCTGGCATGTATTCTGTACCCGTTACAGGGTCTAACCATGTTTCAATAACATATGGTGTACCAGTTGCAGGTGCTCTAAAGTTATCTAGAGACTCAGTATCTAAACCACTAGTTCCTAATCCTTGGGCCACTAGGTACATTTCTTCTTTATCGTCATTACCGTATAACGTGAACACAACGGGATACCATTTTTTAACTTGTGCGTTGTTATCAAATTGGTGGAAGTCATTCATTGTGATAGCATTGTTTGATAGAACATGTTTCAACCTATCAGTTACACCCTCTGCGTAAATGTCTAACATGAAATAATACATGTCTGCAACTTGTTCAGGCCACCCAGTGCCTCTAAATGTCATATGCCAGATGTCTAACAAAAGGAATTCAAAACGTTTAGTAACGCCCCGCACTTGGAATGTATGGGATTGATATAGTAGGTTCATTCCGCCGTTAGGGTCAATCTGCGTACCAGTGCTAGCATTTCCAACTGGGTTAAACCTAATAGCTTTTGACCCCTCACGACTACCGAATGTTGCTAAGCTGTTCATCATTTCTGTATATGTTGAAATTTGTTTCACACCTAGAATATCTGCGTCTAACAATTCAATCTTTTGTGTTAGTGGGTCAATATCTGGTATGTCAAGAGCAATTAATCGTTTTTCCATGTTATCAATTTGAAGTTTTAGACCTGCGTCAGCTTCTCCGAATTCCTGCGATAAATTCTCAATCATAGCTCGGATTTGTTCCATTGTTACGTCTGAACCCTCTGGCGTTAGAATTTCATCAATTAGTTGCTCAATTTCAGCAATTTTAGATGTGTAGTCAACGACGTGTAACCCGTCAGTTGTGATTTTTAAACCGTTATCTGATTGTGGTGCTACCTTAACATCTACCTGAATGCCATTATAGATATTTGACTTGGCTGTTGATGTTTCAGCACCCTTTAAATTACCAAGAAGATTTTTATTCTCGGCCGCTTGGGCAGCAACTTCGTCAATTTGTTGAATGATTTCAAGGTCGGCATTTTTTAAATCTTGTACGTCTTTATCGTGACCATCAAGTCTACCGTCTTGTTCGATATTCTTTTCACTGTTAGCGTTAATAGCGTCTGCTACTGCCTTACTAAATTGTAATTCTTTCCAATGTTCATGGTCGTGATGTGACATGTGGTCGTGATGTTGGTCAAATGGATTGATATAAAATTTCATATAATTAGTACCCCTCATAGAATAGTTGGCTGAATAATTTAATATCTAGCTCATCAAAAATCTTCTGCTTAAATGCTTCGTATTCTTCTAAAGCTTTAGTGTTAAATTGTGTGTTGGTTGAATTTGAATTATTGTTACTACTTCCCTGACTACTACTGATACCTTTTGAATGTGATACGTTAACACTTTCGTTATAGCTCTTATCAAGGTTATCTGCATAGCTTAGGTTAGCTGTTTCTAGGTCGGTATCGGTTACATCATCAGGGTTTGTTGAGTGAGCGTTAGCTCCTCTGTTTTCACCGTTACTTTCGTTTGTGCTGTTATCTCGACTTCTATTCTCATTAGATGAATGTCCCTCACTCTTAGACATGCTTTCACCTAATAATAATTCTGTTGATTTTAAGTACAACATATTTAGCACAGCTTCTTTTGTTTTTAGTATTCCTTTTAGTTTCGCTCTAAAGATGTATAGACTGTCCCAATGTGGCTCTCTGTTAAAGAAGTAGTTAACGAATTCCTCTCTAAAGTCTTCGTTTACCTTGCTGCCAGTGAAGATAAGTTCATTAACAACCTTTTGTACATCTTCATCATACATCATTATCTTTGTTTCAATTTGTGCTTTGTCCTCAAACACTACAATTCTATTTTCAGGGCTGCGGAACGGTGAATAACCGTTCTTTACCACTTCTTTATAAATTAACTCGAATAATCTCATTGTGCTACCTCGCTTACAATTTGAAGCTTCTCAATACTTGATAATTCAGCAACCATATTATCCCTGTATTCAGCATGAATATTAAGGCCGTATTTATTATTAATAAGGTTTAAGGCTTCGTTGCGAATTCCAAGATAAATGTTTTCGTTTGCTTTCTTAAAGGCTGTATTGGATTGGGCTTCAATTTCTGATACGCCACTTTCTTTATCAACTCCTAGAGTATTTAGTCCTAGCATTGCATTCAATTCAGAAATTTTATTCTGTTGTTCACGTTTCAATTCTGGTAAGAATGAAACAGCCGAGGCATTATTGAATGTTAGTATATGTTCCTCTGGGTCGAATTTAGGCGTTGTTGCTGTATAAGGTACACCGTTAAAAAGATTATTGGCCATGACTTGACCGTCTTTGCTGCCACCCTCATTACGTATAAAGGTATTAACCTTAGCTTGAATGGAAATACTATACCTTGAATTGGCTATTTCAGACATTTCCATAACATAATGTGTAATAATGTTATAATCGCACAAGAAACTAGCTCTTTTGTTACGTAATACAACAAAATTACCATCACTGTATCTTGTTAGCTCTTTATACTTTCCTTTGGGTAGTATGTTATTGTGAATGAATGTGATGTCTTTGCCTTGTAGAGGCTCTTTAATTGGTTGTAAGTAATTTGTATTTACAGAACAATATCCTAGTACGTCAATCTTACCAGTTTTAGTTTCACCGATGGCCACCCCGTACCCAGCACGTAAATAACTTTCGATTAGTAAACTATCTAAATCATAGTTTTCATATGAAATTAGTAGTGGTAGGAATTCTACATATCTACTATAAATAATATTAAAGTAGTTTTGTTTATGTAACTTTACCCTTTCAGCTATATCATCTGTAAAAGTAGACATTTTGTAATTCATTTCACTAGGCTTAATTCCTGATGTGATTTGCATGTATACCCCTTTCTATATAAAAACAGAGGACTTGCGCCCTCGTTAATTAGTTAGCACGCTTAATTACTACCTTATTGTAGAAAGGACTAATAGCTTTCATTGAGTAGTAGTGAATCCAATGTGTTACTTCGTCAAACTCACCGTTATAGAATGGTGCTTTCAACATGTTACGTGTATAACGTTTGTAACGAATTGAACGTACATCGAAAATTGCTACAAATTCATCACTGTCAGGTTTAACTTCGACTAGAGCGTCAGCTTGGTCGCCCAGAGCTTCTGCGGGAATTTCGTAAGTGAATACTGTTCCTGCTGGGATAACATCACCTGCTTTAACTTGGTAGTCTCCCATGGCAGCCATCACACCTTGAATAGTTGCGTCGACTGTAATGTCCTCGGCTGCTTTATATACACCGCCTAAGTCTTCAAAAGAGATAATTTGTGATGTAATATCCAATCCCTCTGCGTGGAATGTGTTAGCAAGGAAGCTGTTTAGGATTTCAACTTTCATTTCGTCAGTTGTAACAATTAACATATCCTTTAGTTTTGTGTTTGTTGTAAAACGTCCGACTGCACCTCCTGAAGCTTGTGCAGCTTCGTTATGCTTAGCAGAGTTGTTTTGTAAGTTAAGGATAGCTGTATAAACTTTGTTGATGAATTGTTGCATTGTAGCACCTGATTCAACTTCACGTACGTCTGCAATGTGACTTGTGTAGTCCATAATAATAGCCTTTAGCTCTTGTTCCTCTGAAATGTTAATATCAGCGATTTTCTTTTTGTAGACTTGTACTGCAAACTTTGTTGCGTCTCCTAGAGTAGCAAATTGTTGACGTTGGATATTGTCATTAAGAGTGAATTTAAGTTTTTTAAGAATACCTGCACCGTACAACTTAGAAGCAATTTTTGGATAGTTGCGTTCTAGCATAAGTTGTGCTGATTTTGATAAGTCAAGTTCAACTGGGACGGTGTCAAGGATAACGTATTCTTCTGAATATTGTCCGATAAAGTCAATTTCTTTTGCTAGCCAATCTAAACGGTTACCTGCTGCTGTTTCAACAATTAGGGTCTCGTTCAATTTAGGGAAAAGATATTGATTAGTATATGTCTCGAAGTCTGTACCAACTGCATTCCAATTAGTACCGAATGTCCAAGATTTACCGTTATCTGCGTTAAAATCGTTAAGTGAAGCGACAATAGCGCCAGCTACGTTTGTAGTTTCATCTGCCATAATATATAATTCTCCTATTTTCTATTTTTTCTATTTATTATAAGTTAAACAAAGCTGTTGTTACTTCGTCTTGTGATTTACCTTGGCCAATCGTCATAGTTTCGTTAAGTTCATTTGACTTATCGAGCTTTGAAATACCGAAGTCATCTTTGGTCATGTTGTGGATTGTGTTTGTGTGTTCTTCTGGTAGCATGTTATTAGTCCTCCTTTAACCATTCTTCAATTTCGTCAATTGGTGTAACTTCTGGCTCTTGTTCTTCTTGCTGTTTTGGTTCATCAGCAGGAGCAGGAGCGGTAGCTAGTTCTTCAAGACGTGCTGTCTTTTCTTCAAGAGCTGCAATCTTAGCTAGTAGTTCTTCTTTCGTCATTAAATAGTCTCCTTTCAAAATAAAATATCGGTATTTTTACTTGGTTATCCGATAAACAAAGTTAGGTCTAGGGTTCGTCTAATTATGTGCTTATAGTCTCGTATGACCTCAATTCTAATTAATAACTCTTCCCTATTTCCTTACTACTCTTTAATTATATCAAACTATTTTAGATATGTCAAGCTTTTTTATTTAATTTCTTTTGTTTCGTAGAAATAGTCTTTAATCATATCACCGTCATTTTTAAGAGTTAGCATAACTTTGTCTCTATCCTCTACATCACGAGTAACGTATACTTTAATCCATTTACCATTAACATATGCGTAGATGTGGTACTCATAGTTTTTACCGTCTTGTTCCTCTAGTGGTTTGTTTTCAGCCATTTGTATTCTCCTTTCCTTATTGTTATATATAGTATAACAAATTGTTTCGTGATTGTCAACTGTTTTATTTGAAGTTTTTAAATTTATTTTATAATGTCGTAAACCATTGTTACGCCCTCATTGTTCATAGTGAAGCTGACTACCTTAACATTTTCCATACCATAAGTTGCAACCTCATGTGCATATATATCGCGTAGCGTGTCAATGCTTGTTTCGGTTACTGATATGTGTGTTGTTCGTGTGTGGTTCATGTTGTGTACCTCTTTCTTATTTATGTATTAATTATATCATGTTGCAGCTGTGGTGTCAACAGAAATATTTATGAAAGTGTTTTCTGAAAACATTTACATTAGGAGGGGGGAGGGAGAAATCACTACGCTATATACTAAAA